CGCCAGTCAGAAGGATCAATATCTCTAATCATTTTAGCCCATCCACGCATATCTTCTGCAAGACTGAGCATCCAATCTTCGACACCGACACTCTCGAGAAAAGTATTAAATCCTGCCCAGAAAAATCGAGCAACTTCACGACCGAGATTGTAAACCGATCTTACAAATTGACGCAATCCTTCTTGTTCAGGCAAAATCTCATCCCAGTCTAATTCAGCCTCGCCAACTTGATCTGCCCAATCACTTATTGTATCAGTAAAACTATCTATTCCTTTAGCCCAATCACCTAATAAACCAATTTCTTCTTCTTCTCCAAAAAGAAATTCACCAATAGAAGGAAATACATGTTCTCTTAAAACAGTTCTAATAAGATTAGGAATCCCTTTAAAAGCAATCTCAAAGATATTCTCAAAGAAACCTCTCCAAGAATCTAATACGGATTTTTCTTCCGGCAATTGTATATCAATATTACGCCAGTCATAAGGAGACTCTATTGCAGGTGAGAAAGGAACAAGATCTTCTGGTTTAAGATCTCCTTCTATTAATTCAGCCCTTTGTAAATCAAAAGGAGAAGGAAATAAATCTATTTCAAAAGCAGGTTTTAAAGCATCACCTAATAATGTTTCAGTTTCATCTTCAATTACTTTAGAAACATCTTCAATACCATCTAACATATGCCCTGTTACAGCTTCAAATGTTTCTCCAATACGAACTCCTAAATCTTCTACACCTTCCATATCATCAAAGTCATCCCAAAGAGTAGAAAATTCATCTGAAATTTGACCAAAAGTATCTGACACAATTGAACCTAAATTAGTTTCTGTGAAAGCATCTACAAAACTCCAAACACCTTCAGATAATTTTTCAAATAAACTTGCCATAGTTTCAATTACGCCTTTTTCTTCATCAAATAAACCAAATAAATTCCTTGCAATTCGAAAAGCTACCGCAGCAGCTACGCCAAATGTCCCTATAAAAAATACAGCACGCATAATTAATACCGCCGCTGTTGCAAATGTAAATATTGCTCTAGCTGTCATAAGAATCGCCGCAATTGTACCTACAATTACTGTAGTCATTAATAAAAATCCAGCAATAGCTTGATACACTTCATCATCCACAGCGTGAAGAGCCTGGACAAATTCTATTGTACTTTCTACAATTTCTTGTAAAACAGGAGCATATAAATCACCAAGTTGTCTAGCTAATTCTTGTATATTCTCCCATAATTTACCTACTTGAGCAACTAAAGTACTCATTGCAACTTCATATTCACGAGACAAAGCTTCATTTCTTTCTATTTCGTCTCCAGCTGTTTCTAATGAATCACTTAATTGATCTACAGTTCCTAATAAACGCAATACAACATCACGAGTACGAATCTGAGCTAAATTTAAGTCTTCTAAAATTTGGAATGGCAATTCTTCCATCTCTTCAAGACCTTCAAGAAAAGCAAAAATAGCATCAATAGGATCTTCTGAGAATACGGTTGCAAATTCTTCTGCAGTAGTTCCAGCAAGATCTGCAAAAGTGTGTAATGCTTCTCCTCCATCAGACACAGCTTTAGCTACCTCAATCATTGTCCTAGACATTGCAGATCCACCACGTTCAACCCTAATATCAGCTGCAGCCATTGCAGTAGATAATCCTAAGACTTCATCTACAGACAATCCTATAGCTCTACCAGCACCAGCTAATTTCATAGACATACCTAAAATTTCATCTTCAAAGGCAGCAAATTCATTACCAAGACGAACAATAGTAGATGCCATAGCTTCCATTTGATCTTCAGAAACACCCATGATAAGCATTAAACGAGCAAATTCAGTAGCTGCTTGTTCTCCCTCAAGTACAGTAACTTGGGCTAATTTCCCCATAACAGTTGCAAAGTTCTCTAAATTTGCTACTCCTTCTATACCTAATCTACCTGCAACAGCTGCCATCTCGGCTAATTCTCCCGCAGATCTACCTATTTCAGATGCAGTCTCTCTAAGAGAGTGTCTTAAGTTATCGTATTCTCTAGCTGTCATCTCTGTAACACGCCTAATTACTACGAATTGATCTTCAAAGCGTGCTGTTGCAGCCGTTGCTCCACCAATTGTGGCAGCTAATACAGCAAAATATTTTTGCATTAATTGCATGATATGACGAATGTCTAACTGGAGAAATACAAACTTTTTAGTTAATTCATCAAGATAATCTGCAATTTGCTTACGAGCTCTATTAACTGCAACTGCAACTCTAACAGGCAAAGTAGCCAAATAAGTGAATACTTGAGTTAATCTACGGACTAAAGCATTTATAACAGAGATCAAAGCTTGAAACATCGAAATAGCTCCAGAAATACCTCTGCGTAAGATAGATAATCCCGTTCTAGCTATTGTAACTAAAATAGAATTAAACTTAGAAAAAGCTCTCCAAGCAAGTCCTACAGTTTTCTTTAATACACCTAAAGTTGTAGATGCAATCCCTGCAGAACCAGTAACTTTCGTTAAACCTGCTATAGCCCCTGAGCCCAAACCTTCACTAGCTTTTTCTACATCTTTTAAAGATGCAGCTAAATCTTCTGCAGCTGAAGCTACTTCATTCATACCACTTTGCATATCTTTAAATGCAGATTCTGCAGTACCTAACATACTTTTCATATCTTTTTCTACTCGCTTGAAATCTCCAGTAAATTCGACATAAGCCTGAGCTAATTCTATACCTTGCATTGAGACTCTCACCTCCTTCTCGGAGTACTAGAAGTCTTTCCTCGTCCTCTTTTAGCTTTTCGCCTTTCTTTTTCTCGTATACGCTCTTTATAGTCAAAATACTCTCTCCACTCTATAAACTCTGTAGTAGATAATCGCATAGATAATTCTGATACTGTATATCCTAACTCTTCAGCTAAAGAAAAGAGAAAAAGCCTGTCAGGATCATTTGCTAATTTTTTGCTTCCTCCTCCGAGTCTACATTCATTAAACGCATTGCAACTCGAGAAAGTTTATCTACAAAAGATCCAGCAGGCTGTTGTCTAAGCATCGGAACGTCCTCTTCCTCAAAGACACGATCATCAGTCCCAGGAACATAAGTGCAAAATATGACAGCCGCAATTTGAGCATTACCAAAATTGACTTCATTCCCTTTAGCATCAGTTACACTCATCCCTGATTTTGATAGTATCTCAGAACGAGTAGCAACTGTAGGTTGACGTACTTCAAATTTTTCACCATTGTATTCAACTATTTCTGATTTGAGATCAGGATCGGATCCGACTGTAATTTCTCTTAAGCGTTCTTTCATTGGTTTTATCTCTCCTTTTTTCAGTATTACTCGAGGGGTGAAGCCGAGAATTTTCTAATCCAAACCCTCGTATTTTCAAAATTTGAACTTACATTATATATTAAATCTATCCGAATATGCCAATGTAATATGCCTATCTGCTAAAGTTTTTCTACCAATTACATCGAAACTTAAATATCTAGATGCCCTTTGAGAAGCCATTCTAACCCAGCATCGAATAACACGATCTCCTAAATTATAATCTAATAGATATTTCTGGTGTCCTCTCAGACCACAACCTTCTTTGAGAGTATCATATAGAATTACATAGCCTTCTTTTTCAGCAAGACTTAATTCAACCTCTTTCGATTGTATAACAGGATTATCCCAATTTATAGGAAAGTATTCCCCCGAGAGTGTAAAATTTTTATCTTCTTTAACTTTAACTTTTCCAAAAAGATAATCTATTTGGAATTCTACAGAAGAATTAAGATGAAGATCAGATTTGGGGACTAATAATCTTTTGAGAGGATTTTTAACTTGATAAATATTATCAGACCATTTTGTTAATTTCGTATTTTGAAAGGGAGTAGGATTTCCAACATCCCAAATCTGAGTCTTCATTAATTATCATCTCCTTAAGCTCCTTCTGATGCATCACCAGGTATATCATTTAAATCCGTAAAGGGAATTTCACTAGCAGACTGTAAAGATACATCTACTGTTTCAAGGTCATCAACTCCACCAGAATGCTCGAAGGTTTCGACTACGGCTCGTCCGGCGTATCCTTCATCACCATCAACCCCCCAGTCTATAGCTACGTCAGGATCGTGGTTTGGCATATAAATTATCCAAATAGCATCTCTATCTGTAAAACCATCTCTAATAATATCATATGCATCGTTACCAGGTTTATAGTTTAATGTCAGGTCAAGATTCCATTCTCGTAATCCAAGAATATGAGATCTTGCGTCAGTAACTGTTAAATCTGTATCATCAAGTAAATCATTACTTAGGGGCATATTTACATCTGTAGCTGGTACGACATAAAAGCCCCCTATAGCGTCTCCTTCAGCATCGGTTGCACTAACCATTACAACCTTCTCATATGCAGGAACACCATGTTCAAAATCAGACCAAAGATCTGCCATGTTCATACCTCCTTTCTAACAAAAAACTTTTTATTATATTCCTACATTACCTTCAGGGATATCACCTATCGCTGTATAAGGCATTTCAGATGCAGATTGTAATGATACATCAACCGTTTCTAAATCATCTACACCACCAGAATGTTCAAATGTCTCAACAACAGCCCTTCCACAATAGCCTTCATCAGTATCTGCGAGTTCAACGCCGGGTTCTTGATTAGGCACATAGACTACCCAAATTGTATCCCTACTTGTAAAAGCATCTTGAATAATATCATAAGCAATATTTCCGGGTTTATAATTAAGTGTCAAATCAATATTCCATTCCATTAGACCCAATATATGAGATCTTGCATCAGTTACAGTAAGATCCGTATCATCTAATAGATCATTGCTTAAAGGCATGTTCACATCTGTAGCAGGAACAACTTCAAGATTATCTACATTATCCTCATCAGTACCTTCTTCGTGGTCTAAATCTCCGTCATCAGTTGTTTTGCCTACGAGTACTATTTTCTCATATGCAGGTTTGCCGTGTTCAAAATCTGACCATTGGCTCATATCTTCATCCCTCCTTTATGACAATTTTTCTTTGACAGATAATCCAAGTTTAAATGAAGCGTACGATACAAAGAATCTTTGTGTTTTAGACGGATCTGCTAAATAAGGATTAGCAAAAGAATTCAGACGAAAAAGAACAGCCTTGAAATCATCTGTTGTAACTTTTTTCATATGGAAATTTTTTATAATTAATTCTCTTAATAGATCGTTTTCTTCTAAACTTTTTGAGTGAATCCAGAATCGGAAATCGTCAGTATCAAGAGATCTTGTAGAAAGACCTATTGTTGTTGCGTATTCTAATTCAGGACCAAATAGGTTTACATATGGATACTCTGCGTCTTGTGGTACGTAATGAGGATAAAAATGATTAGATGCAATGTCATAGAAATTCTTATCATCAGCCGTAACATCCGACTCGGGATCGATTAATTCTTGACGGATTTTATTTATAAAAGGTTGAATATTAGCCATCTAATCATCTCCTCTTAAAACCTTTAGTCATCATAATTGCATACTTTTCTCTATTTTCTCTTATTACTTTTACCCAAGCAGGTCTTTCTTCGATGAATGATGTCCCTTGTTCTAAAAATCGTGCGTAGTTCAAATCTGACCAAGTTATGCCTGATCGTACATTTGCACCTTTAGATATAAAAGTAGTAGAGATCGAATTAATCAAATCTCTAGATAATGGTGCAGGAGGCTCGCCTGGTGCAGATGCGATATGCACATCTTTTCCTTTAATATTTCGATACTCCCACCCTGAACGAGGTGGAGGAGTATCTAATTTTTCTTTAAGATCATCAGAATATGTCTGTGTTGTATTCTCTACATTAGTTTGGACTTGGTTTCTGACTGCCTTCATAAATTTTCCTGGATTTGATCTAAATTTTCCGGGCATTTAAGACACCTCAATTGTTCTAAGGCTTAATTCAAAATGATAATCCAAGTATTTATTAAAATCATCAACTTCATAGTATCTATCATTGTGTTTTATGACCTTTTTTTCATCAATTGTCATTTCAACATCAGCGTTATCATAAATATCGCAAATGCAGAGATAAGAAGTTTCTGATTTTCTTCTATCAGTTAAATCAATAGATAAAGAAGTGGATACCTCGATATAACCTTTAGTATCGTAATCTTTTACAAATTCTTCTTCGAGATAACCCTCGTTTGCATCGATTTCATCGAGGTATCCGCTTTCTTCTTCTCCCTCTGGCTCAGCCATTTTGAACTCTCCAATTTCGATGTCATCTAACCAATCTGCAAAGTTTTGGCGGAAATCACTAGACATATTAACCGCCTCTCTCTGGTGTGAAGAAAGAATCACGGTCAAAGAAGGGATCTGTTCTATCTGTATCTTGTTCTTGATTTTGTTTTTGTGCTTTAGATATTGCTCCAACAAGAGGTTTAGAAAGATTAGCCTCCTGTGTCTCGAATTCTTCAGCAATCTTTCTCCACATTTCAGCTTGCCTGGAATAATCTTTTCTTATACTGCCGAGAGCCTTTTGAGCCTTTAAAGAAAAGTTTCTCATAATAACTCTAGAAGCTTTAGCAGCTGCATAATTTAGATTATCTCCTTCTTCATCAAGGAAATGTTCTAAAAGATCATTTGAAAGAAGATCCTCTGAAGGGTCTCCTAACATTTGTCGGAGTTCTTCCAATTTAGTCATATACATCCCTCCTTTGACACTCACATTCGATTAAGATTTTATTGGAGAATGTTTTCGATATAAACTCCGAGGTCAGATGCAACGACCTTAGTGTCGAATGCGATTTCTCCTTCAATTCTAGTAGACTTGATTGAATCCATATAGAACTGAGACATTTCAACACCATAAGCATTACTTAAATAGTTTGTCCAAGTGAAGATATAACCAGCAGCGGGAGTCAAAAGAGAAGGCTGTGTAGGTGCATAGAACAGGAGTCCTTCATCAGATATGAGAGCTTCCATATCTTCATCTTCGCCCTCTATATTAACTGCTTGAATACCCTCAGCAATTATTAAATTATCAATGTCCAGAGCCCTAGCTATTAAAGAAGGATTAATATCAATTGCTTCTCTTGTGTACTTAACCCTATCTAAGATTTCTGGATGATCTTTAAGAGCATCCCAGACTTCTCCACCTATAAGGAGACCATTAGGCATAAAGCCTGTAGTATTATGAACTTCTCTTTTCCATTGGGTTACATCAGTAATTGGATTAGAATTATCATAATCATCCCACTGGTCAAAATCAGCACCACTTCCATCTTCCTCAGTATCCCAAATTCCACTGCCAACATAATTATCGAGGAATTCTTTCTCACGTCTCAAGAGCATCTTTTGAGTAACGAATTCAGTAGCATCTCTACGAGGTGCAAGAGGCTGATCATAATTAGCTAGTACTCTGGCATCTATATCCTTATGAAATGCGTATACATCACAAGAATAAGTGTCAGTCGACAGATTATAACCTCCACCAGCAGACTCAGAAGAGGGCGGTCTGCGTTGTGCCTCGTCTCTAAACCAATCATCCTTGTCGTAAGTGAAATATTTATCAGACTGTTTATTTACAGGAACTCTAGGAAATACTCTGTCAGCTACAAAATTTGCAGTATCTTGGATATAAGCAATACTAATATTAGTTAGAATTGCATCAACATGAACTTCTCTGTGCGTGGGTTGTGCCATTTAATTCACCTCCTTTAAGATTAGGTTAAGTCTATTTCACCAATAGATATTAACAGCATAGTTATAAATACATCGTCTGAAATCGAAGCGGGAGAATCTTCTAGAGCAATTCCAATTATTGTATCTTCTCCCGTAGTAACATTATCTACTCTACCATTAGCATCCCAAGTAAGATAATCACCTGCGGAAATACCCGTTACTTGAGTTGCAACTTTAGAAACACCTGTTACCATAACTTCGGCTTCTTCACCATTATCAGGATCGTCTTGTAAAATTCCTACCGCAAAATCAGTGTCAGCATCAGCTAGACCAACTTCGCCCTCGTCAGAAATTTCAACAACATAATATTGATTATCTGAAAGATCAGCACCTGCTACATGGGCCGGAAGTTTAAATCCAGGAACTTCATAAGCCATTCAAATCACCTCCTTAAATATTATTATTCAGTAGTATAAAGATCCGGATCGTCTTCAAGCACTTTCCGAATAGCTTTAGCTTGTGTCAGATCTGGATCTTCTTTCATCAATTTTTGAGCTCTTTTTTCTAATTCACTCTCTGCATCAGAAGATTCACCTTCATCACCGGATTCATTTTCAATTTTACTCATATCAATTCTTTCAGACGCTGAATTGAATACCCGTTCAAGGGCTTCCTCAAAGTCATGTTCTTTTGCCATCCTCATCAAAGTCACCAAATCGTCAGACTTAGCAAGATCAGTATAATCTTCAGCTTCCTTTTCCAATTCAGTTGTAAGACGAGCCTCTCTTTCTTCTTTAGCCATTTTTCTAGTAGACTCTAGTTCTTTCTTCATACCTTCAACTTGCTTGCGAATTTCTTCTGGAAGGTCAGCTTTATCCAAGTCTACTTCTTCGTCATCGTCCTCTTCGGCAGGATCGTCAACTTTTTCTAATTCTTCAATTTTGTCATTAAGATTCTCAAATTCAGACTTAATGAGATTCTGTACATCTTCAGCCTCGATTTTCTCCAGAGCTTCCTCTAAAGTCATATTCTCACCTCCTTCATCAAGATTCTTCATAATTAAGAATTTCCTATCATTAGCAGGTCTATCAGCTAAGGCAATTTCTTCAATATCCATAGTAATTATTTTTTTAGGCAACTTTAATCACCTCCTACGTCTTGTAGTAATCCTTTACCTTCGAGAGATAATCCTGTTCTTTCTTCATTCAAAATTTTATTAAAATATTCATCTTCCCATACAACTCCAAGTAACCATGTACCCTTTTTAACTTCTTCTCCATTTAACTCAAAATCTACTGGAGCCTGATAACATTCAACAATTGTTCCTATATTTTTAGTATCAGTATGCATATCATTTAACACTTTAGTTAAATCCATATCCATTTCAGAAATTTCAATTCGAACTTGATCAGCATCCCCCTTTGTGAGTTTTATAAAAGAATCAAATAAAGACATTGCAATTTCTTGTTCATCTGTTTTATTCTGAAGTTTTTCCATGAAATTCCACATAGCTTTACGAATAACTTCTTCATCTCCAAAGTGATTTTGTAAATCAACTTCATTAGGCTCGTAAACTATACCTAAAGTATAATTGAGAGTTTCATCTGAAACCTTATGCATATATTCAAGATTTTCAAAACCATCTGTAATAGCTGCAGCCTGGCTTCTTACAGTATCTAAAGCTTCCTCTCGTGTTCTGTCCGTTCCGGCACCATATGTGATGCAATTCCCTTCTTCGCCCCACTTGAATCCAGGCATACCATCACTCTCACATTCAAGAATTGGCACTAATCATCACCCCCTATAAATTAGAATCCTCTGTTTGAGTATAAGCCCCATCGGCATCAGTTGGTCTCGTTTCATTATCTGGTCGAGCTTCCCCAGCGGTGTGTCCCTCACTAGTAAAATCTTCTTGATGAGGGTTGCGTTCAGTTTCTTTATCCTTTTGGGGTAATCCAAGAAAGTTTCTAAAGAATTTTTCAAGACGATCATCAGGTTTAACTGCGTTAATACTAGATAAACGATACATTGTATTAGCCATTTTCAGGGGATCTATTTTTTGAACAGGATCTGCAACAAATTTGGGACAATTATAATCTTCTTTACGATATCCATTTAATTCTAACAATCTAGGTATTGCATATTTATTTAGGACAGCCCCGATAGAATCTAACCAAGAAGTTAATGCTATTACGAATAATTCATATTTTTTATCACTGAGTGCATAAGAGCCACCACTAGTCGAATGTCCTATCATAATTATATCAGATAAAAGAGATTGAGCAATTTGGAGATTATAGCGTGTTATTGCTTCATCAATATTTACCGATGTGGTTCCTTCTGCAGAAAGCAGCTTAAGTTCCCATCCGGGGGGCATGACAGAACCCATTTGCTCATCTTTACGAATTCTTGTTACGATGTCCATTGCTAAATCACGCAATTCTTTTGCTCGTTTAGACTTACCAAATACATTAGAAGGAACATTTAAAACTGGATACCCAGATAAATTCCTTTCATAAGAAATTGCCTCTATTGTTTCAAGCCTTGTTTTAAAATAATACGGTCTATAAGCAGTTCTAAGAACAGACTTACCTTCAGGATTATTCTTAAACATTGATGGCCGAAATAAAAGCAACTTTTCAACAGGAATGTAATTTTGTCCTGTTCCATATTTAGGCATCTGAGTTACACCGTCAACTCCACCTTGGTCATCTAAATTCCATTTATAAATTGAGTCTTGAGAACGAGGAGCCCATTTTCTCCAAAGAATCCTCCCATCATTTGTCTTTTCATACACGACTTCATGAAGAGCAAACCCATATATTAACATTGATACAACTTCAGACATAAAATCTTGAAAAGTATGCGACATATTATCAAGACTATCTTCAACAAGATTTACTAATTCTTCATCAGTACCTTCCTCATGTTCTTCTATATGCCACTGCACATTTCGAAGATGCATTTCAATTGCAAATATTACAGAACCCACAACGGGATCTGTAGACATTTCACGATAAATGTTAATACGTTTTTCTAAAGATTTCAATTTCGGGAGGTGATCTTCAAAAACAAACCCATCTTGTTCATATAAACCTGTTTCGCCTATTTCTCTTATTGCATTTTTATCAAATTCTTCGACTTCGTAGGATTCCAAATTTACACCTCCCTTTCGTATTTTCAAAATTTGAACTTACAAATTCCAGAATTTTACAAATCTTAAGTCTATAAATCTTCTTTAGTTATACGCATTAAATCAATTTCATTTTCCTTACAATATTCATCTTTAATCCTATCTCGTTTTTGAATCCATTCCCATTGGGGTTTCTCCTTCACTTTTTAACACTCAGGATTATAAATTCTTCATACCGTGCTCCCACGATCCATAAGAAAACTCAGGTTCTCTAGACGATAAAGTCATCATTTCACTCATAGTTTCGACATCCTCAGAGAGTGGAACCATATCAGAAGATGTCCCAGCTTCAGATAACATTAAAGCATCGGCTTTATCTGGAGATTGCATACCTCTTTTTCTCATTTTATCTTTAGGTTCTAATTTTATTTTTCCTTTCGAAGTTGTTTCATATTTTAAATTGCCCAATTGGGACTTTAATTCCTCATCGGGAGGTATTGCTATCGGATTAGACTGTTCAGGATCAAAACTTTCTCGTAAATTCCAGTAAAGTTGAGCTCTAAGATTTAAGAATCTATCGTCTGGATCATGTTCTGGAGTTTGCTTTACATTTACGGAAATTGCATTAACGCCTTCTTCAACTATCCTATGATAAACTCCCCAGCCAGCCCCGATAGAATCTACATAAACTTCGTGAAATCCTCCAACACGATCTTTTATTCTCTTTGCTGTCTGAGCAGGCTCTGCAGTTTGCCATTCATCCAACCATTCAATAAAATTACCTGACCGTTTACAAAGAACATTAGAATTTAACCCTGCCCCTGAAGGATCAAACCCATAACGAGGCTCTCCATTAGGCTCACTGTTTTCATATCTTGTAATTGCTTTTTCAATCCAAGTTAAGGGTATTAAACCTTCTTCGGATACGCCAGGGAATTCCCCTTCGACCTGGGACTTCCAAACAGGAGAATCTACTCCGTATTTCTCTCTTTGTTCCTCAACCCAAATATCCGTAACTAAACCTGGAATCACTTCTTTTCCAGCTTCTAAATTAGGAGTATCAAAAGCAGAAATTGTAATTTTTGAATACCTATCTTGTTGAAACATTTCATAAAAATGCCCCTCGGGGGATAATGGGTTTCCAATATCTAATCGATAACAATTCTCTCCTGTCATTAATGCATCTAATCTTTCATTAATTTCAGGCTCTATTCCAGCAGACTCATCTACAATTATCATAACATTCGCTGCATGCATACCTTGCACACGTTCAGGCATATTAGTTGTAAATCCCATTGCATAATGTCCAGGATTACAACGAATCTCGTGCTTTAAGAATCTAGAACCTAATTGGGCTTTTCTTTTCTCTTTTAATTGATGAACTACATTCCAAATATTATCAAGCTGTCTATAAGAAGGTGCAGTAGTTATTACAACAGAATCAGGATACAAATGTACAAAAGCAATTGCTAAACATGCCGCTGTGAATGACTTACCTGACGCATAACAAGATTTAACCACAGTGAAACGACTCTCCCATACGGTATTAATAATTTCTTCTTGTTTCTCCCATAAATCTATTCCAAATGTATCTTCAAGCCATAAAACAGGAGTCTTCCTATATTTATTTATCATAGTAGAAAAAGACTCTGGAGGGCGACCCCTTCTTTCAACCATTAATCACAACCTCCTCTAAATTCATTCGTTTTAATTTCTTAAGGTTGTGATGTAAGCTTTTTAAGATATCTCTATCTTTTGGAAAATTATGAGGGTATCCATATTCTATTAATAATTCTTCTGCGATATCTCTTTTAACACCTTTCATTTTAGATACTAATTTACGAATTCTATCGTGATATTTATGACAAGTATCACAAGTTGTAATTAGATCTGATAAATCTTCATTAAATAATCTATTATAATTAAGATGATGGCATTGAAGATTAGAAGAATTTGAAGAGCAAGACTGGCACTCATAATCGTCTCTTTCGAAAACTTCTGCACGTAAATCAAACCACGCTGTAGATTTAATATATTTAAGATAATTTTTTGAAAGTGCCATTTTTACACTCTCCTTTTTATGCAAGATTTTCTAGTATCTTTTGAGGGGTGAAGCCGAGAGGCCTTTTCTAAAAAATCAAAAGAGGCTCTTTAAAAGATTGGGCTAAAATTCCTTAACCATATAAAATGAAATGAAAAGCTAATCCAATAAGCAACATTACCACCCAAGTTATAATCGCCGAATAGAACATTGTTTCTGCAATGCTCCGAATTTCTATACGAAAAAGTTTCGTAATGAAGCTCACGCCGAAAAATCCAACGAGGTATCCTGCTGTTACTTGCAGAGTAACGAGAATCAGAATTTTCAGTGCATTAAACATATTTTACCACCCTTTATATAAA